AGAGGCGTATTTCGTCAATATTATCTGTTCCTGCTACGGCAGTATGAATCGTTGTACCTAGCGTAGCAGTGGCAACAACTTTAACACCTAGCCCATCTGTCGAACCGCTTAAAAGTTGTGGTGCATATATACTCATGTAAAGAACCTCATTTTAATAATTTCATTAGCGTTTATCTGACCAGAAATAATTCCAATCCATAATGTATTATTACAAGTAAGGATAATAGAGTCTCCGGGAGAAAGTTTTATATCTGTTTCACCATTTATCGTCTCAGCCCCGTTCCCGTCCACTGTGACGATCCCTGAACCATTGTTGATAATGACCAGAGCAAAGCTTGCACCGGCTGTAGTAGCCGCTAAGAGGGTGATAGTAGTGGTTCCTGTGATGGAGAGGAACTTGCCTTGATCGGCAGCTAGAACAGTATAAGCACCCGAATGGGTTGATATATTTTGCCCGAATATTTTCCCAAAAGCGCTCAGAAGCTCAGTATTCATATCCTCGGCCAAGTCTTTGACAGGAGTTCCTATCTTATCGAGGTGTTTTTGCCATTCTACTTCGTTTGAGGCAGAGATACTGCCGTCATCTGAGGGGGCATTTTGGTTGAAGCCTACAATAGACTGTGTTGTATACGGGTTACTCATTAATTGCTCCTTGTGCGCCTTGAGTTGCGGCGATAATATTCATTTTTCTTACAATATCCATTGCCATTTGTGCCTTTTTATTAGATTCGGGTAGTCGGTATGCCTCAAGGAATTTCCTTGGATCTCTTACTATGTCTACAAGCAGCCTTCTGTATTCTGGAGTTCTATCTTTTCCTATTATTTTAAGAATATGATTAGTTATAACAATAGGCCGGGAAAGGATATGAGGCAGAGCCAGGGTTGTTTCTCCGGTAAGCGCACCTAAAACAGCTTTAGATTCTCCAGCCATCTTCTTTCGATGCGACTCTATTACTAACCCTTTTCTTAAGGATTCTAATGCTCTGATTTGCTTAGGATCTAACATTCCTTCAAATCCGCCTTTAATTCCCGCAGCCTTCTTTACTGTTTTCTTCGCATTCTCAATCGCAGAAGCAAACATAGAGGGCCTATCTTGATCTAAAGCATTAATGAATGCCTTTTTAAGCTCCTGTCCTATCTCCATTTTGTTGACTGGAGCAGAGTCTAAAATAAATTGCTTTCTGGCCTGATCGTAAAGAATGTTCTTTTCTCCCATCCATTTAACTAAACCGTCCTTGACGCTCGTCACGGCTTTTAATTCTTCCCTTCCTAGTGCCGTTTTACCCATTGCATCTGTTGCATTTAATTGCTTATCCAGCCCTTCTTTTACCAAATGAAGGAATTCAGTGAGATTATCTTTTGAGTTAATCCCTTTTACTTCGGCGATATCTTTAGCATCAGACAGCGCGACATTAAAGTATTTATTTCTTGATAGTTTAACCAGCTTTGAGTCAGCATTTATCGCTACCTTAAACGCCTTTTGGTTATAATTTATGTTTGCATTATTCGACCTTAAAGTGATCGCTTTCGCAAGATCGCCCCCTGTTCCGGCTACGCTGTTTATAACGCTTCTTCTTGCTTGAGACTGTGTAGCGTAAAGAGATTTTAATACATCAGACTCCCTTGAGAGGTCTTTTTCAAGCCTGACGAGCATCCCGCCAAAATCTTTTTTAGTTCCCTGTGTTCTCTCTGCGAGAATTTGAGCTATCGTTTTATTCTCGCCTTTGCTGATCGAGCCTTCTATTGAAGAAATAATATCTTCTCTATTCTCTGATATCTCTTTGCGTAAAAACTTAGCAATATCATTATAAGCTCCGTCTTTAGTAAAAGGCTCTCTTAGGGTTTGATTTGCCCATTTCAGCGTACCAGAAATAGCTTTTCCAATAGCGGGAATGGCTACGCCAACAGTTCCTCCGGCGAGGACATTCAAGGCTCTTGAGTCTCCATCTTCTACAAATTGAGTGCCTGCGATAGATCCGCCTAAAGCTCCGCCCATTCCAATTCGCTTAAATATCCCGGATGGCATCTTAACGGGAAGATAGGCGTAAGGCGCGCTATTTCCTATAAATCGTGTTACTTTTGAGCCGGGGAATAGACCATAGCTTTCTTCATACCTTTCCCTTTCTTCCTGAACTTTCTTTGTGTAATCGCCTGTTATTTCTGGATCTGACAGGCCGATAAACTCTCCAGCTTCAAGTGTTATCTGTTTTAGGCCTTCACCGATATCTTGAATACCTCTATTAAATCCTTCAAGTTGGCTTTTTTGCATTAAATTCATGAACTTTTCAGGATCCTCTTGGAGAAGCTTGTCTCGTTTTTCCTGAGATTCTTTACTATCAAAAGTTAAAAAATCAGGGAGAAGCTTTATACTTTCTTTCTCAAAAGGATCATGTTCAACAGGAGTTAACTTTGGCTCAACAGGTGTTACTTCTGAGTCAAAAGGATTATATTCGACTGGTAATAATGCCATTATTGCACCTGTAAATATTTACCGGGTCGAGATGGATCGATAATATACCAATTTCCATCTGGAGCTTTCTTTGCTCCTTCCATTGGAGGAGCCTCTGCTTTTATTTCTTCTTGATAATTTTGTAGAGGGTAGGCTTTTGAAAGCTCTTCAATATCTCCCTGTATACCATTTTGAAGAAAAAACTGTAATCTGCGCTCAGCTGCCTTTAATGAAGCCACGCTACTTTCCAGTCTTGCGCTAAACTCTGTTGGAGCATCGCCATCAAAAACTCCTTCACCGGGGTCTGGTAGTCCTTTTCTGATACGCTTCGCCTCAAACTTAGACATTTGAGCGCCAGTTAATCTGTGAATAGCTAAATTGATATTTTCCAGCGACTCTCGTTTAAATTTAGAAAATTCAGCAAAGGATTTCTTTTCTTCCTGATCTAGGGTTACTCCGGCTTTTTCCTTAACCCCTGAAATTTTTGATGAAGCTCTCGTCCAGAAAGTTTGATATTCAGGCTTAAATCTCGCCTTGATAACATCAAGCCTGCTTAATTCATCTTTAATAGCAATTAATTTCTTTTGAAGATCAGTTTGCACCGGCTTAGTTAAACCAATATCTGCTAGAGTTTTTCCCTGAACGCCAATACTTACGGGGGTTTGCTCTTGATATCCTGCTTTTTGTAAAGATGATATAGAGTCTCTATCGGTTACAGAAACGGCAACTCTTTCGCCTTTTGGTCCGATCATATTAACCATTTCGCCTACTGCTTCCGCCTTTGCAGCTTCCTTAGCTCCGGCACCCAGAGCATCAACCTGAGCCTGCTCCTTGGAGGTTAAGCCTTGGAATATAGTACTTATGCTTTGCCTAAAGGCACTTATATCTCCTTTTTCAAAATATCCCATCTGAACGCCGATTTGTGATGACTGCTCTAGTGAATCAATCATTTTGCCAGATTGAGCTTCTGCTAATTTCTTCATCGTTTCAAATTCAACATTCTTAGCGGCAAATTGAGTGGGTGTTAATCCACTTTCCTGACCGACATTCTTTTCGTGCTGGATCAAGAAAGCGGCTTGACGGTCTTGAATAGCTTTAAAGGTCTTCAAAGCATTATCTTTGATCTGGTCTTTCTGAGCTGTATAAGTCGTTATGGCGTTCTCTCGGGACTGTTCAGCTTGCTCCATCTTTTGTCTTTTCCCAGCTACACCAGCTTGGAATCCAGAACTAAAGCCTCCAGCCCCGCCTGAGCGCCTTGTTGAATCTGCTATACCCATTATAAGCTCCCAAAGAATGCGCCTAACCCTTGCTGGGTTAAGCTCTGTAAGAATTCCTGATTATTCGCATCCACTCCTGCGCGGGCAGCGGCTAAATCAGCCGTTAATTGAGCATGAAGCTGTGTGTTAGTGGCCATAATCGTGTTAATTTGTCCTGAAATTTCTGCTGCGAGACCGGATTCAAAGTTAAGCTGACCTAACATGGTTGTGGCTCGTTGGACTTCAGCTTCATTCGCCTTACCCAGAAGTTCGGCATTTAATTGAAGTTCCTGAATAAAGGACTCGGCCTCAACGCGATTAGCTTCACGAGTGAATTCAATCTCGCCCCTTGTAATGGCATCTTCTCCGAATGAAGATCCTAAAACGCGTCTACGGGAAAGATTCTCTCTCAAATTCCCTATCGATCTTCGACGGGCACTCTCAACCTGAGCAAGACGGGACTTAGTTAACCGACCAAAGCCGGGAGTGACTTGACCTGCGAGAGACCTGAAATCTTCTGATGTTCGCCGGAAAGCCCCGCTTACTTCACCCAAAGCGCCGGTTAATTCCGCACCACGAGTAAGTGAAAATTTACCATCGGCGAAGGTACCGGTTAGCCCTCCTCCCTCAAAGCCGCCCGGCTGAAATCCGGTCAGGATCTTTTCTACTCTACCTCTTCCAGTCTCAAGCTCTTCTTTGGCTGGATCGCCTTTACCTGCGCCAAAAATGCTTTCAAAGCCGCCCTTAAGTTTTCCACCGGAGGCTTTATCTAATAGAAGTGTTGATGATATTGCATCTGTCATATTCTTGACTCGAATTGGATCATGGGATGGTCGGAAATGTCATTAATATGTCCGACTCGACGGATAATGCCGTGCTTTGCTATATGAACGTAGAAGTCTTTGTCCTTTTCGCTACAAATGAAGATAAATTTCATTACTTTCCTCAATATATTACAGATATTGACAATGTTCTCTATTTTATTTCTCGGCGAAGCTTTGATCCAAACTGCATCACTTAGAAAGGTCATTCCATGCGCGATACTTCCAAATAAAAACCCGATAGGCTTTCCTTTTTTAATAAAGGCCCATGCATAATCATAGTTTTGATTAAGTATTGTGAGAACTGTTTCGTTGAATTCGTTTGGCTCTAATCCCTCTGGAAGTTTTAATTCACCCAATTTATATGTCACCCAAAGATACCGAAGATCATCAGAATTAATTTCCCTGAAAACAGGATCTCTTTTTAATGTCCTTTTCAATCTAGGTGGTTTTTTCAAATCGGAGGCCGACTTCTTGTATGTTGAGCGCTTCTTTGCCGTCATATTCTATCTCTAATTGAAACTCATTCTGTCCCCCAGGAAGGGCGAATTTTTCTCTTTTCAATCTGGTTGAGAGGGATTGGGAGTAATAGTTCTGAGCTTTGTAATAATAACCCCCGTTATAAACAGGATAAGCAGAGGTAGCTGGGAGAGTTATTTGGATAGTTTGATCGAAAACCTCATATCCTCCACTCAAAATACGGAAGTTAATCGTAATCTCGTTTGCGGCTCGGTAACGTATCCAGCCTGTTAATTGAAACATCCTCGCACCTAGATCGGCATCAAATAAAGCTGAAACCCGCTTTGTCGAGATATTGGTCGTTCCTCCATCCCCAGTCGTGCCAGATCCTTCCATTCTGTACACGTTACCAGAAGAATCTCCGAAGAAGATATATTCAAGATTATCCGAGGGATCAAACGCATTCATAATCGCGGTAGGCTGAAAGGCCGATGAATGTTGTGTAGTCCATTTCATCCACGACGAGAGAGGTGAATTTAAAAGCGGCTTATGTAAAACCCAATTTTCTCCGGTTGTTCCTGAGACACAATGTACTCTTTGAGTTCTGGCGTTATAAACAATCACCCAGTCGTTATATGACTCTATTTTATCAGAAATTAAGCGAGACAAATCATCCTGCTCTATGTCGAAATTAGAATCCGAAGCCCTTAATGATTCGATCCGCCCCTGACGACCATAAGCAATATCATTACCAATAAAAGTAAGCGCTTCATCACCATCTACCCCGGACTGTGGAAACATCGGACGAAAGGCAAAATCCTGCGCATTAGAACCGGTTAATTTGTATAAAGACCCTTGCCTTGATGAAGTGACCGTCGTATCAAACGCATTCACCATCCCATTAATGTAGCGCATATCCGGTTGGATGAGAAAGAATGGATCTGCGTCATTTAAGGCCGAGGAAGGGCGTTGATTTACAGTTATAATCGAATAATCACTTCGTTGAGAACCCACAATTAAATGAGGAAAAGCTGTCCCATTATCATAAATATTCGAGACTACCATTCGTTCGTTGTCGATAATGCAGTATCTTGCTCTAAACTGTCCTGTCCAGCCCGTGGAGCCGTCCTCGGTCGTGAAAGTGATATTCTGAAGGGTTGTCCCATCCCACTCCATTAAAGGTTGTTGAAGGGCTATATCGGTTATAACGACCTTATCGGTCAGATTCCAGTTATACTCTATTCGTCCTCTTAATTTGGTTCCAGAGGCTACGGTAGCAAGAGAGGAGCCGAAAGACGACCCATTCCACTCGTAAACTGCCGTCCCAGATTGAACAAGAAGGGAAACGGACCCGTCTGACTTTAAAAGAGAAACAAATCCGTCAATCGATCCCGCGTTAGGTGTTGTCCCGACCAAATCAAAAGGCGACCTTGACCGCATAGCGGAATTAACAGCGTCAACTTGAAAGTTCTGTCCGTCTGCTGCTTCACGCGCATTGATCTCATCTTCCGAAGCACGGGTATTTAACCCGCCCCCAAAACGAATAACAATCGCATCATCTTCCGGGCCTTTTCTATCTGGCATAAGGGTCGCTATTTGTCTTATTAAAAATCCTCACTGGCAACCATGAATTATTTTGCTGAACCTGGGTCAGAAAAGACCCAGCTCTTGCCATAGATTTATTGTATAGTTTTTTATCATATTTATTCTGAGTTTCCTGTCTCCAGAGTTCCACTACGGCAGGAATAATTGACAAATAAACATGGTTATTAAAAGGAAATACATCCGCAGCATCCGTCATTTCAAGATTTTTGTCGTACCAATATTTGTAAATAAGACCGTTTTCATTCGCGGTCGGGATCTTATCTAAATAAAGTTCTCCGTCTTCAGGATCAAAAGCCGCCAAATAAGGAAGTCCTATTTCGTTACTAATAAGTATTTGATCCTGAATCAACTGCATATATCCGCCTGGATACTCTGATATAAATTGACCATTCGCCTCATCTTTTAAAGGATAACGAAGCTGAATCAAATCCGTGGCCAAAGCGTAATCTCGATCACCTGTAATAAGCGTAATCGTGTCTGTACCGACTTCTTTTGGGTAAGGAATGGATGTTTTATCATAGAGATCGATAAGAACTTCATTCCAAACCTGAGTCGCGACATTGATCCAGGGTTGTTTCCCGCTTGACGTTAAGGACGTTAAATCAGAGTCTATGATCTGAACACGCTTTAAAACCCTGTTCACCCCTTCAAGCAGCGTGGTCATTTAACTTTGCCCTTAAAGCTGATTCTTTATTCCGGTGATGGTATTTGATGTTTTGAAGATCGCATTCTTTCTGCAATTCTTCTAGTCCCATTGTATTAAAATCGACTTCTTCGACCAGCAATCGAACTTCTTCTTCCAGATTTGGGGGTCGTTGTTCACCAATATGCCCATGAAGCGCGTCTGAATAAATAAGCTGCTGATATTTATTGGGATCAACATCCTGAAGTAGAACTCTCAATAAAGTTGCCGGAGAGCCATATTTAAAAACAATCTTTTCAATCGTGGCTATATTCTCAAGCTGCTTGCGACGGAATCTGTCCCATCCAAACCGTGGATCGTCAACATTATTAATATACATAAATACCTCAAAAAAAGGGGCCGAAGCCCCTTCGATTAATTGCCCAGATCAGTAGCAGCCGAACGAATACCTCTAACCCAATTAGCATTGAGAAGCGCACCTGTGTGGTGAGCCTTCCATGCCAAGGTTGAGATTTCGTTGAAAGCATCGCCACCAACTGTGCCTCGTGATTTGAAAATCAATTCAATCGGAGAGGGATTATTTTTACCAGGACGGTAAACACCATCTCGGTAAGAGGTCCCCAGACCAATAGAACCAATCGCGTTTTGACCGTAAATCACAGTCGTATATAGATCTGATACTACAGACGTACCTCGTACAGACGTACCAGAAGTGCTCGCGCCCGCGCCCGCATCAATAGACGCATCAGGAGTTTGAATAACACGCACTGTAGCTCCAGCAAGGCCATAAGAACCAATCTCACCCTCTACCGTATCCACGTGACCTGCATAAGTCTCGACTGATTTAAAACCAGTCATTTTTGAAATGTCATAAGCGACATGTGGATGGGTAATCGCCCAGTAACCCGGTAGAATAGGACTAGATCCTACTCTGTCTGACCCGGAATTCATGGGTGAGAAAGGCATAGCCGAGTTCACTGAAAGCGTCTGAGTGATGCTATCAAAGTCCGCTACCTCCAAGATCGTATTCACCGCCCCGTCAGACGCGCCATTTGCGTAAACAAGCGTAGCGTTATCTTCTACGATATTACGTTGAAGCTGGTTAAGTGAGCGACCGGCTGAGATTGCCAAGGTTTGAACGATACCTGCTGACGTGCCATTAGGCAGGAATAAATCAACTTCTTCGTTCAGGATGTAATATTGGCCGTATTTTGAAACGGTCGCCGTTACAGGTGAAAAGTGGACTGCGGAAGCAGATCGACCCTGAAGGTAAGAAGCCGTGCCTGTCAATTCTGACAAAGGTGTAGTTGTAGGAGCGATACCGGAGGCATTATCTGCTGAGGTATTGTACCGACGCCACACCATGGTTGACGTGCCTGCATTAGTTGAAAGACTGCCAGCTTGCGTACCTAAGAAATAGGGTGCAAACGGACGTGCGTTTTCCAAAAGCATCTGGTTATAGAAAACATTTACCGGCTTTTGGACTTCGGTATCTGTTGCTGAGATTGTACTCATAGGTTCTCCTAGAGTTCCTCAAGGTATCTGTCGAGTTGATTTCTGTTCATCCCGGTAAAGTTTACCTCTTTGGACTCTTTTGACGTTGTTGACGCACCACGAACCGCCGCCTCGACTACATCACGATCATTTGTCAGGGACTTGTCAGGGAGGTCTTTGAATTCACTCGAAGCCTCCTTCGCAAGTCCGCTAAGGACTCTTTTCCAGCCAGCCGGATCTTGGAAGCGTTTATCAAAAGCCTTTCCAATGCGAGGGTCTTCACTCTCGCGTGAATAGAGATAGCCTTTAATCATACTTTTTGGGACCTGAATGTCTAAATCGCCCATAATCGTGTCTACCGCACTATTGATGTCGCCCTTTTTTTCTCTTGCTAAAAGAGCGTCAATGCGGGTATCGGGTGTCGGTTCACCTGAAGGTTTCTCGGTCTTTTCAGGGACTTCAGTACCTTCATCGTATTGAGCTAGAAGGGTATCCAGCTCGTCCTGTGCGCCATTTTCCTCAACTGATGGAGTATCAGCATCGTTATTTGCCTCAGTCATGATTTATTCCTTAATATTAAAAAGTTGTAAAATACGTTCGTTTTCTTTTAAACGACCGCTGTGAAAAATCCAGTCCTTCTCCTGCTCTTTATCTTTGTTCGGATTATATTTAGGCATAGGCGTTATTTCTTTTAATTCCTTAATCAATTCCTGAAAGCCAGGATGAGCCTGAGCATTAAATAAAAAGTCTTTTTTATTAGACATCGAAAGCACCTAAAGCTGCGCCGGGGGCTGTTTGTGCCGGACCTTCCGAAACACTGGTTTCTTCTGTCTCCGCATCACTTCTTATTAGCGCGTCAACATCTGTCCATCCACCGGCTCGAAGAGTCTCGATAATTGCTTTGTCATAATCAATGAGTGTTGGAATCTGGGACTGCATTGCTCCGGCCCGAAGCTGTTCGATTGAGAAAGCTTGTTGCATAGCCTGGATCTTATTCTGGGTTTTAGCTTGCTCTTCTGCTGGCCCACCAGAACCAAAGACTTCAAAAACAGCCTCTTTTGGCAAAACATTTTTCGTGACATCGACATACCCACCGTAGGCATCAAGATAAATTGAGGTCTTTTTAAGACTTTCCCGGATCATCTTGTATTCCATATAAAGCCATTTCTCTAACCCTGACTTTAATGTGGATTTAACGTAGTCAACCGTTCTAATCGTACCACGGCTTAATTCTGCTTCTTTTGCAAAAGCCGTGGTATGGGATACAGTCTGCGCTCCCAAACGTGGGGCAGAGACGCCAGTCACGTCGGAATATTGCTGAAGAAGGCCTAGATAGATATTGTAAAGTTCAGAAGGTCTACCGAAGATTTGAGCTTTTACATCTCCCGTAGTTGGCCAACTCGCTCCTGGGTAGACGCGAGGGCCACCTGTTTGCTTGAAGTAAACATCGTCCTCTGGATAAGAGATTGGCGGACGAGTATTTAATTGAGCAGACATAATTGTCTGAGAAAGAGCTTCTACAGCAGCTTTCTGGATGGGCCTACCCTTCATTAAAGGTGAAGTCGGATAAGCGCCGTGATCTTCTCTGTGATAAGGATGCAGGATATAAGAAGATTCTGATTCTTTCTTAAACCGCATCCTGACGATATCATAAGTCCCCCCACCTATTGCAATAGTCACAATAACATTAGGAACATAAAGAGAATCTGTCGTTCTACGAGGAACGATCATATCGCCCTCCCATTCTAAAAGCTCGACATTACCTTCTTTATCTTTTTCAATATTCTTTATATGTGCGGGTATCCAACCACCATATTCATGGTTTGGGTTTTTGCTGCCTCTTTTCGCGGCAATCATTAGATCTTCCCATCGCTGAGTCTTTTCAGCAATAATCGCTCCGCCTATAATAATCCCTTCATTCATTAAAGTGTGAGGATTGTCATCCAGGTAAATATTTCTAATCGAGCAAGGATAAAGAACAGGGATTCGTTGATTATCCTTAACAACCCCTTTAGAAGTATGATTGAAAACAGTCTTCGTTTTCATTTGACCTCGACCTACTCCAATCCCGTATTTGATGGCTTCAGCGTTGATTAGGTCGTAATGATCGTAAAAAGGATACTGTCGATGGAAATGATTTATAACCCCTTGAACTAATTTATCTGCGTTGTCTTGATTGATCTTAGTAGGAACTTCCATTTGATCGCCGGTGATGATCGCGGCAAAATCAACTTTACTTAAATAGTCATCCGACATTAAAGAATGAGCAGCAAACCATTCCCCTGAATCTGGGAATTGCATACGTCTTGCATCGGCTGTCGTAATTTCAAGCGCCTGTGATTGTAGAGGAAGTTCTACTTCAGGCATCCAGGTCATGTTTAAATCAGGATTACCATTAGCGTCCAGCTTCAAAGACTTATCGGGCGTCATTTTTAATTGACGGTCTATATCATCCCATTCTTTTTCTAAGTCCTTACGGTTAGTCTTTCTTGTTTTCCATACATCAATGATTTGTTCAGAGACATTTTTTCGATCTTTTTTAGTAAATCGTTTACTTTCAGTGACTTTCATAGTTCACCAGATCATCAATGTGAATGCGGGCCGCGACAATAGCGGCATTTTTACGAGCGTCCTGACGTTGATTCTCAGACCAGTTCTTCTCTAAATCATGCAAAGCGTCGATGTAAATTGGCATTTCAAATAAAGCCTCTTCACCTCTTCCGACAGTGAAGATTAAATCATAGTATCCATGAGGACAGTCTTCTTTTGTCACTTCTGATGTGTATTCATATTTAGGCCCGCCTTCTGAGATGCAGACTTTAAATCCTTTATATTCAAAAGATTCAAGTGGATTCGTGTCCCAGAATCGGTGATGTTTTTCAATCTTTTGACTCATACAGAAAATGCTCTTGGTTGCTTTTGTATAACGGTTAAAAATTTTGTCATTGCAAAACGTCTCATCATGACTGCGTAGAAAGCTGCTTTTAAAATATCGTCTCGGACTTTTGAAAGAACACCGTTCTTACGGTGATAATTTCTATACTCATCAAAGAACTGTGTGCAAGTCGAAAACACTTTAATCCCTCCGCTTCTGCATCTTTCATTGAATTCCAGAACGATTGGCTCAACAGGCTGAGAGCCACCCTTCTTGTTATCATATCGCGCAGAAAGAGCTAATAACTTTACGCCGTGTTTTTGATAAGCGTCCTTTAGTTTTTTACCGGAAGACTTTTCTCTGTTCGATCCATCATGAGGCCACGAAACAGGTATCCACGGAGTATCATGGGTTATTTTCTGAGCATGATCTTCTGAGTCACAGTCTTTTTTCTTCCAGGCTCTCGTTATGTAAATTATATCTAAATCTCGATCCCACGCGATATCAACTACAGCTTGAGGGTGATCGATACCAAAATCTATTCCTTTTATTCTTGCGAAATGGCCGGGTATTTCAAATGGATCTATTTTTATATCGTCTTCTGGCGTAGTAAAGACTCGACCTTCACCCATCATTGGAACGCCTTTTGTTCTGGCTTCTCTTTCATGTTCTGGATAAGAACTCAGAATTCGCTCCCTGGCTTCCTTATCAAGATGTGGAGCATCATCCCATGTCGCCGTATCCATATAGATACCTTTGCCGCCTGCCTGGTAATGCTCCACAAGATTCGTAACGCCTAAGAGAGGCGTAAAATCCACCATTAAAGCCCCATGAGAGGTCAGAAGACGTGTTAGAGCTTCAGTATAAATTCGACCTTGTACTTCGTTGTCTTCAGGTTCTTCATCCATATGTACAACATCTGGCTCAGTCCCTTGCCATTTCCTCCAACCCTGCTCGTAAGTCTTCATGACACCCATTGAAACGCCACCACTAATATGTCGGACTTTAAATGTATCAATTACATCCGAAACACCCGCTTGACGCATTTTTGGTTTTTCATAAATCAAACTTTTCGGAATCGTTCCAGTCCCAAGAGATTCTTTAGTCGTGCCTCCGATGAGTTTTTTTTGAAGAATATCTCGTGAAGTTTCGTTCGTTGGAGACCCACACCATAATAAAATAGGCTTATCAAATCTCCTGCCTTCCCACCATTCAGGATAAAGACCCGTTAGATGATAAGAATCTTCATAACTAGAGGCTTCTGTTTTCCCTACTCTGTTAGCCGCCATTACCATTCGTTCTTGATTGTCTTTTCCTGCGTTATGAAAGTCTA